CATCCCCACGGGCCCAGACGGGCCGGCCTTCCTTCTCTCTCAAGGCCTCGCCGTTGTGCGAACCCTTCGAGCCAATCCAGCCGCATCGCCGCTTCCTTTCCAGACCGGCTTTTCTGCACACCCCGCACTTCCATCCGGCCTGGTTCGACAGGTAAAACTGGAAGGCGGCGATTAGTTTTTTCGTTCGTCGGGAGCCAGTCCCACTTCTCCTCTTACCGCTTCGAGCGCCTCCCGAAATAGGTTCTCGGGGCCCGTCTTAGCCAAGGACTCGGGTGTCGCGACCTCGCCGTCTAGCTCCAGCCCTTCTACGGCCCGTAGACCCCACCTTACGAATAGTCTGTCTATTTCTCCCTGCAGAAGCGCCGCATCCATCCGTCCTTCGGCGTCTTGCCCGCTCTCTAGAAACTCTTTGCGCCGCGCTAGCTCCCGCACCTCACGCATTAGTTCCATGCGCCGCCCGAACGATATCCGAGCCACTCGAAAACGCACTCCGGCGGCGACCTGCGATTCCACTATTCGCTCGCTTTCGTATGTCATGGCTTACGCAAATGCCACCGCAATTTCGTTGTCCACCGTGCCCTGTGCCCGCGATGGCTGAAAGCTCCATTGCAGACGGTTCTTAGAATCGTCAAATTGCGGGACCACCGGCACCACGCCACTCAAGTAAACTCCCATCATCTGCCCTTGAGTGTCTCCCAACTGGAACATGACGCTGATCGGCGATTGCTGTCGTGCCGCTGTATACAGCGCTTGAGTCGCGTTGTCGTCTTGGCTGTACAGCGAAAGTGTCGCGGCCACCTTTCGTTGGCCCGGCGCAATCGCCTGGGGCACGCTCGACCCGAACTCGTTCATACGCGCATCCAAATCGTTGCTCAAACCGATAGACGCAGCCGTCACCGTGAAAAACTGGCTCGGCGCCGGGCCCAGCCACGCTTGCCCGAGATTTCCCGGTACGATCGAATAATCGAAGGCCGCGACTGCAGGTTCTAGAGGATAACTCTCCAACTCGAAGTTGCCTGCCGCGAAACTCGCGTTGTCCTGCACGTCCTGCGCGATTCCTTTGAAACTGAATTCGTGAAAGTCGCCATTGACGTCAATCGCCATTTGGTCCACCGCGGCCCCCGCCAGAAAGCGCTGCGTCGCGGTCGCCGGGCTCCAATAATCGTACAGCGTCACGCTTGGCAATTCCGTCGCCGGAAGGTAGGTGATGGCCGTCGACAAGGCCGCCCCTGCCTGCGGTCCGTTGGTAAACGGGGCGTTGATCTGTACCGTGTTCAAATTCGTCACTGCGGTCACAAACCGGATTTCCATCGCCGTAGCTACCGCTTGGCCGGCACTCAATCCGTGTGGCCCCGAAAACACCAGCGTTGCGCCCGCCACGGAACTGATTGCGCCCGGTGTTGCCGATACCGGAGTGGCTCCCAACGCCGCCTGAAACAGCGGTCCGTAGGACGGGCTTCCGTTCGCGCTAACCCAGTTTGTCAAATAGGTCTTCAATGCGAAGCTCGTCTGTTTTTGTCCCCCCACCGGTAAACCCGTGAAAGTGCGGCTTCCCGTCTTGTCTTTGCGCTCGGTCACCGTTAGTTTCTGGCTTACCGTCAGTTTTACGGCCGGAATCCGGTTGCTGGCCGAAACCGTCGCCAAGCTCCCATATCCGCTTTCTAGCGCCGTGTAGAAACGGTTTGCATTGGAAGAAATGTATGACATGCTAGTTGATGCTCACTCCAATCTCGAAAATCACTTTTGCCGACTGCACGAAATTCTTACCCCCATGTTTCACCGCGCTGAAGGCCGCCTGATACCCACCCCCGTAATACATGCCGTCGCCCCAATCCCCGCGGCTGAAGTCCAGCACTTGCATCATCGCGTCCGCGTAGCAGGCCAGTGCCGCCTCCAATCCGTCGATTCGGTCCTGAGAATGTCGAATCTCTATTGCCATCTGCGCCTTTCCCGAAAACGTCCGGAATTTCTCTTCCAGCAGGTTGCTTACCTTCTCGCAGTAAACCTGCAGCAAAGGATAATGTAAAGCCTGGCTCCGGTCGCTGATCTCTACTGAGACGTTCTGTGCGCTAACCTGCTGCGTCCTGATAAGGTCCACCGGCAATGGCCCCGGCATACTCGCCGATTGTAAGGTGGCATTCATCCCTGAGTCCGACGTAATGAGCTGCATCACCTTACTTGTAGTCGCTCCCGCTACACTCCCTGTCATTAGCCTCTCTCCAACACTCGCGGCGTCGGCTGGATGTAGTTCGGCTCCTGTCCGCGGCTCGGCCTCGTCCCTGCGGTCAGAAGGAAGTCCGGTTGAATCCATGCCGCGCTGAGATCGATCGGCGTTCCGTTTTGCCGAATCAAACTGCCCGGTGAAGTCCCAAGATAAACCTGCCAGCCCGTAGCACATTCCGGTGCACGAGACGGCCGCACCATCAGGCTCGTGCCCGTCACAGTGAATGCAGTCGGTGTTGTCCCGGCGCTTTCCTCCGCCGCCCGGTTTACCCATCCAGTCGAGACGTAGTAAGTACCGCTTTCGAGGTTTCCCGGCGCGCTCGTAACGGTTGGCGGTTCACCTTTTCTTAGAGGCAGTGACACCAATCCTATCCCTGCGTGAATCAGCTTGTCGCTCGCCCACCGCGCAAGTTGGTGAAACTGCGCCTGCTTTTCGGCGTAGCGGTCGTTCAATTGGCTGTAGTACGCATCCGCGTATACCAGTTCAATCGTCCGATAGATGTGCCACAGGCGCAACGGGCGAGTTACCACAATGTGCTCCAAACTTGGTGTCGCCTCTGACCATAGGGACCCTCCTGAGTAGCTGACACGGCGCAAAAGCACCTCCAGCTCAATGTCGAGTTCTTCATGGGCGACGCGCTCCTTCCCGGACACATCAATGCCTTCGAGGCTTGCCACGGTCAGCAGTTGAGAATCCTGTGCCGAAAGGTCCTCGAGTCCGTCGGCTGGTCCATCTACGAATAGCGCCATGCTCGCCTACCCTTTATTGGACTTTTGTCCGCCGCGGAGCCGGTCTAGCTCCGACGCGCTCACGATTGTCACTTGTATCTTGCGGGCGGCCTCCGCCTCGTCTGCGATGCGCTTGGCCTCCGCTTGAGCTTGCCGGAAAGTTCGTGTTTCTTCCGTCGTCGCTAGGCGCGCCGCGCCGTCCACGACCATCTTCGCCGCGATCCCAACTGGAACCTCAGTGAGCGTTCCTTCCTTTCCGCCGTCCGGCGTTTCGCGGCTCACAATCACCGGGCACGGATCCGTAATCTTGGCCTGCGCGTCGCGGATTTTTTGGTAATAGATTCTTAAATCCATTTATCTCCTTAATTGAAATAGCAAGGGCGGGTTCTTCAACCCACCCTGCTTTTGTTTGCAGTCCTATGGCCCTGGTCCCGGACTCCTACGTGTTGACTTGCACGCCCGCGGCGTTGCGCAGCACTCCGCACCCGTACAGTACGTCCACGGTGAATTGTTGCGCCAGGGTATTCGGCTGGTAGCTCATTACCACCCGCATGCCGAAGTTTCCTAGCTCCGCGTACTCTGCGATCGCACCCGTTCCCGGCAAAGGCTGGGGCAGGCGTCGAATCACGAGGCCGATGGCGTCCCGCGTAAACGCCAAATTGTGCGTGTTTGTTGGGGTCGTGCCGGTCTGTTGCACATACTGTGAGCGGAACACATAGAAATCTTTGTATTTGCCGATCGTGCCGTCGACCAACGCCGTTAGACCTGCCGCTCCGGCGGTCTGAAATTCCTCAAACAGCGGAATCTGCCGCCATGCCGAATACGCGGCAGCGTTCACCACGATGAACTTCGGCGCCGACGGCGGCACCTTGGCCAAAAACAAGGCCGTCTCCGCCGCGTCCACCGTCGCTTCGGTTAATGCCGTACCCGGCGTTCCCACCGGAGTATTTGTCGTGAAACCCGCGTACAGGCCCAGCAGATTTGTTTCGATGCTCTCTGCGATCGCCGCCACCGCCGGCTGCATGTAAATTTTCAGCAGGTCCGGCACGGCCAGCACTTTGGTTACGTCGGGAATTTGAAAAGTCGCCTCCACGTGCGTATTCAGCACGATTTGCGCATTCCCCAAACTCGGGTTCTGCGGAGTCACTGTCCCGCCGGCGGCGATATTATTTGCCACCATCGTCGGTGGAATCGGTATGTTCACCGTATCGCCGGCGTTCGCCAGCACCGGCTCATAGTCCCGGTTCACCAGGTTACCCATCACCAGGTTTCCTACCAGTACCGGCAAAGCGTCCGCCGCCACCAGTTTTACTATCGCGTTTGCGACGTTCGTCGAAGTAATAGATCCCATTCTGTATCCTTAAGTTATTTGAGTTGTTGGTCTCGGGAACCTGAGCCGTCCGCTGCCTCGCGGCCTAAAAGGCGGTTCGTCTTTCCCGTTCGCGTCTGCCTTGGTCGGCAGAACCGTCTAATCTGGCCCTACTGACTGTCAGGCCCCTTTTAATGCCTGTGTAGCCACGCGTACGATTTCCTCTCGGACGCGCTGCATTTCCTCGGGTCGCATTCCCGGCCGAATCCGGTCGATCCGGATGTCATTCGCCGACGAAACTGCCGTCTTCTGGGTCGCTGTCATTCCCGTCCCCCCGGCGATGCGTGCGGGCAAAAACTCGGGGTTGTCGTTTACGAATGTTGTTAGATACTCCCGCACTGGAACGTCCCCGGCCTCGGTTCGTCCCACAAATCGCCCGTCGCCGGTCCGAACGATCTCGTCCTGAACCGCCTTGAATGCCAGATCGACTTTGTTTACACCCAAGCGCTGTAACTCGCTCCGTACTGCTGAGCCTCGTTCCGCTTCTTCGGCCACCTTTTGGCTTCTTCGGTTCTCCTCTACTAGCTCGTTTACTCTCCTTTCCAATTGTTCGCGGCGCCTCCGCTCCTCTTGCAATTCCGCCTTATAAGCCGGTTCGCTTTTCGCATGTTCCGTCTTGGTAAATTCGTCGATCGCCTGTCTCACGATCGCTTGAACGTCGGTCTCTTCCATGAACGTTTCTCAACTCCTGGTTAGCTTCCTGCCTTGGTCCCGCTGTCGATCTCCTGCGCAACCCGGTTGCGCACCTCCTGCCTCGCGTCGGCCAGGTACTGAAATGCCAGACGCTTGAACACCTGCTGCCGTAGGGTGTCCGATGGTACCCCTAGCGCGAGCAACTTCGCTCCGTTTTCGAGCGACGTCCCGAAATCGTCGATATCGAATTCATCCATCCCCGCCACGTCTGGCATCACGCCGTCCTGCCGGGCTGCCGCGACCGCCCCCAGCACCTGTTTGATGCTCTGCCGTACCATCGCCCCGTAAGCCCCTAGCACTTCGTCCGTCGTGGCAAAGTCCAGTTGCTTGCTTAGGCCGGATTGTTGGGTGTTTCCCCCCGTCGCCTGGCTCATGAGGTAGCAAACGCGGTAGATCTCGTCTTTCAACTGGGTCAGATTGTCCGCTGCAATTTGGTAGACCTTCCCCTCGGGTTCGGTCCAGCCGAATCGGTCTCCCTGCCCAAGCTGGATGTAATAGGATTCGCCCACCATATCCGCCCACGGCCGGT